GTAAACGCATCGTAGGCTACAATCTCTACCACATCATTTAATGATGCTCCTGTTACTAGCACTACTGTTGTGCCAGAGGTAGAGGTATAATCTGTGGCAGGTTTCAGTAAAACACCATTTTGATAAACATCTACATACTCACCATCGCTGTAGCTCAATACATTTGCATTGGCATCTGATCCACTAAAAGATGTCTGCCCTGCTGTGGCTTGGTATATAAAGCGTGTTCTAACTCCTTGGTTGGGTGCTTTTCCTATATAGGGCATATCATATTTCCTGTTTTGCTATATGGTCAGCGTATGCTTTCTTCACTGCATCTGTATGAAACTGTGCCACCATCGCTTTAACATCTGCGCTTTCGTTTGTGCTGTCACTATCTGGTGCTACAACATGGCGATGGAAGGAACGTGATATTTCTTTACCATCTTCTTTTATAATTGTAGCCGTCCTGATTTGAATGTGTTTGAAGTCGCCCACTATCTCTAATTTATCTTGTATTATTTCTTTTGTTATTGACATTTTTCTCTCCTTAAGAACTGGTTTTATACCAACCCATAATTCTAGTTGTGCCACTTGAAGCAAATGAACCTGCTAATATCGCTGAATAATTATCAACAGCTTCAGTTGTAGTGCCATTGAAATGAACCAGACCATAGTGGTTACCGTTCCAACTATGTCCAAAGTAGTCCACACCAGTAATCGCACTCAAATTATCAATAGTAAATGGTAGACCAGTTATAGTTCTGTTTGCATTTGTAGATGCTCCTGTAAATTGAAAAAGAGCCATAATATAAACTATGTCACCTATTTTTGTATATTTACCTACCCTTGTTCCACTATCGAAAGTTCCAGAATTTGTTCCTGCTGTTGGTGTCCAAGTTCCCTCTTCATAATCCTCCAAAAGTTCACCAGTCATAGTTGTGCCATCACTCGTAGCTGCAAAGTCTATCCCATGACCACTAGCCAACGTCACATTACCATCTGTAAGCGTCAAACCATTAGCTATAGTAAGAGCCGTACTAGATAACGTAAGACCCTCTGCTCCTGCTCCTCTAACTTTAGTTAAAGCCACTTCTTACTCCTAGCTTGGTTTTGTTGGAAATGTTACACTACTCATGTCTAATCCACCATTACTGTCTAGCTTTGGATCAGAACTCGCAGGTAAGTCTCTCAAGGCTTGTCGGTACGTCTTCCATGCACTTGACATGGTTACATCGCTGTTACCCATCCAATCTGTTTCTGCCAGTAATCTGTCTCGTTCTACACGAAGCAATCGCATTGGCTCACGGCTTTGCAGTAACGTCTTTTCACCTGCTACCTGTGCATAATTTACACCCCAGTCCTTTGGGTCTGCACTTTCTATAGCTGAACCATTGCTGTCTGCCCCAGTAACCTTACGAAACATCTGGTTAAACTCTTCTTCATTTGTAGGTTCTCCTCTGAGTACCCACTCTGTAACTCCTAAACTCGTTAATGCTTGTGCTATTGTTGTCATTGTTTTATCTCCTGTGCTACTAATGTTGCTTTCATAAGGTTTACCGAATAATAATTTGCGCCAGATACATTATTTCTAACTGCGATTGTATATCTTAATGTTGACGTTGTTGATGGATTATCTTCAACCATTCCACTTATATTTCCTCCCATATTAACCATAGTACCATTAGAAGTATCACCATGAACACTTCCAAATCCCCACGCACTTGAGCTATTTAAATCTGTTCCACTTATTACTGCTTGTGAAGATGCTGTTCCAGTTTCTCTAAAAACAGTAGCAATAGCGTGTTGGGCTTCTGGATTTGCATATAATGGTGCAGAAAACATTATTAGTATTTTTGAAGTTGAAAATTTTGGTGTAATGCTAAGATTAGTAGGAGTAGCAACAAAACTTGAATTGTTAAAGGTCATTTCAGAAGTTGAAGCACCAGTCACAGTTTGTATCACCATTCCAGCTGGCATAGCCACAGTTCCTGCTGTTGTTTTACCCTGTATTGTATCTACTGATAGTGTACTCATTGGGATATCTCCATGAGGGTTAATTGTGTTCTTACATCCCAATTACCATCTGTTCCCCATCTGCCTAATCGTGCAGTTCCTGAAGCACTGGTCATAAACATAAGTTTATATTCTATGGCACTTGTCGTACTTGGAGAATCTAATAAATCACACATTACTGGATATCTTTCTCTTTGCCCCTCTGCAACTGCAAAACCCTTTCCAAACTGATTGCTATTATATGGAAAATTATCTTGACCATCTACTATTGTATCTGCTGATGGTTGGCTTCTAACCATTCGAAACAAGGATTGGTTGTTATTATCCGCATCAGCAGAACCAATACCTTTTACAGAAACTAAAATTTTATTGTTTGTTGATTGTGGTGTTATCGTTGCAGTTAATCCAGTGGTTGTAAAAGATGTTGATGTTGTTGACGTAGAGCTTATAGTTCCTTGAACCACCTGCACCACATACCTATTTGTGCCTGCTGTCTGTCCTCGTAAGCTGTCTACTCTTAATGTACTCATTGTTTATCCTATTAAACGTCCAGTAAAGTATGCTAGTTTATTATTAAGGTAAAAATTACATCCAGAACTCAAATTATCCGTAAAAGGCTGAACGTAATCACTTGCACTAAGACTCACTCTATAAATAAAGTGGACATTATGATGATTGGTATCAGCATCTCCATGTCCACTATATGCAAGACCTCTAGTACTCACATTGCTTCCGTTTTTATAAAGCGTAAGTTCTCCACTACCTCCTGCTACACTAGTTTTTCGAAAAAGAGCTTGAACACTAAACTCATAAATTCCTGCAACTGGTGCTGTAAATCTACCTGTTGAAGTGCTGTAATGATTTCCATTATTTAAATCTGTAAAATTAAAAACAATAGCCGTATCTGATGTTGAAACATTATCTGAATCTGAGTAAGCCCAAAAAGCAGGAATCGTTGGAGTTAAAACTCTACCACTACTATCAACTGTCATAGATGTTGTATTATTCGTATGCTTTATATTCTGTACTAGAAGATTGCTCATATGATTGCTAGATTACCCCCTGAGTTTACTGTGATGGTTATACCAGAAGATACTGTCAAAGGACCTGTTGCTGTAGCATTCTCTGTTGCTTCTATCGTTGTATCCACATCTACAGTTTGTGAGTTAACTCTAAACATACCACCATTCTTAAAGTTGCCTTTATTCTGTGTCGGTATCGTAATACTTGTATCTGTTGCACCAAGATAAATTACAAAGATATTACCTGTGCCAGTTGATGGAGCTTCTGTAAATGTAAGGTTAGTACCATTTGGTACTGTAAATGCGTCTACACTCTCCTGTATTACACCATCAACGCTGACTACGATGTCTTCTTGAGCAACAGTCTGGTTTAACGTAAAGACCGTTGTAGAGTTATCTCCGTTGAACTCCTGCGTTGCAGGTCTTGATGAAAAACTAGAACCAACTTGGCTTCCTATGTATGGCATTACTCCTCCTATGTACTAATAGCGTCCACTACAGATACCCAAACATCTGCACTGCTTGCCGTATTGCTTTTTACTTTTAGTGCATCACCAGACTGCATCACAATCTTTGCACCTCCATCCAAAACCTGTAAAGAAGACCCTGAAGGTATGGGTGCATCTTTGATTAGATGAATATCGTTAGAACTATCGTTTATGTACACTTCAACCGTAATCTGCGATGTTGTAACATTTGCTACCATAATCCCAACTATAGCATCATCTGAATTTGCTGTTCGTAAAGTTACGGCACTTGTGCCTACACCGTTGGCTGTATTTCGTTCAAAATCTTGTGCCATATATTCTCCTTTACAATGCTATCGCCATTGCTGTGGCAAAGCCTTTAGTGGCTGAGTCTGCCGATGCGTAGGTTTTAACATCAGAGGCAGGAACAGATTTCATCGTGCCACCATCATTAACAATTATACCGTCACTGTCAGCTATAGTTATAGAGCTACCTACAGAAGTTCCACCGTCTAGTAAATTTAATTCTGATGCCGTAGCATCAACCGCAGCAAGTTTAGTAAAATCAGCCTGCACTAACCCTGATACACCATCAAGAAGATTTAACTCCTCTGGCGTGGATGTAATCTGTGTGGTACTCGCTGCTGCAAGAACTGGCAAAGTTCCAGACTGGTTTGGCAAGCTTATTGTTCTGTCAGCTGTAGGATCAACCGTTGTAAGTGTTGTCTCATGTTCGTTAGCCGTAGA